ATCAACTCGCCGGGAGGCGAGATCTTCGACGGGGTCGCGATCTACACGTCGTTGCGGCAGCGCAAAGGCCACGCGAAGGGTTCAGTCGGCGTGTCCGTCGACGGGCTAGCCGCGTCCGCGGCGTCGTTCATCGCGATGGCGGCGTCGCCGGGGAAGCTCCGCATCGCGAAACGCGCGTCGATGATGATCCACAACGGGTTCGGGCTGGTCATCGGGGACGCTGACGACATGCGGCAGATGGCCGATGTGCTTGACGAGCAGACGCAGAACATCGCCGGGATCTACGCCGACCGCACCGGCAAGCCCGTCGATCACTGGCTGGCGCTGATGAAAGCCGAAACGTGGTTCGTCGGGCAGAAAGCCGTGGATGCTGGCCTGGCGGATGCGTTGTCCGAATTCGACGGTAACGTGTCAAACGACTGGGATCTCTCGGTGTTCCGCAACGCACCGGCAAGGGCAGGCAAGATGACGGCAAGGAACGCTGGTTTGTCCGGCCACGGCCCGCATTCCGGCAGGCATGAGCATGATCACGCCGCTTACGACGGTGAGGGCGGCGAGCACAACCACGCTCACGAGCATGACGGTGACGCGAATCACCGGCATTCCCACGGGCAGAACGCGGCGACGATCCCGTACGTCGGCCAGGGACAGACCCGGCATGAGCCGATGACCGGTCAGCATTCCCACGACCACGGGGCGCATGGCCACCCAGACCACGACGACGGCATCCACGCCCACGACCACATGCATGACAACGACGCCAGCCACGACCACCACGAGGCGGGCACCGAAGGCCAGGTAGGGAACGGTCCCTCAGACTGGTGGCACCGCAACATCACCAACGCCGCTGTTGACCGTTCCTCGTGGGACGGGCCGGCTGCGATGGCCGCCGCGCTGAAATCCGACGACCCCGCTGCGGCGTTCAAGGCGATCTGCGCCGGCCGCCGCGAGGGACCAGCGGACGAAGAAGACTCGTGGGCGTTGCCGCACCACAAGCACGCAGGTGACCCGCCGAACGCGAAAGGCGTCGCGTCAGCGCTCGGATACCTGGGCAAAACGCAGGGACTCACCAACGAGTCCGCAGCGGAACGTCACCTGAAAGCTCACCAGGCTGACATTGGTGACGGGGACGACGACGGAGATGAGGGTAACGACAGCGCATCCAACCGGGCCGGGGGTGACTGGCGCGACGAACTGGCCGATCACATGGGTCAGCTTCTCACGCGGGACATGGCACTAATCACCAGCACGGAATGGGTACGCCAGCCATGAGTAGTAACGCACTGAAAGTACCCAGGGACGCGACTGAGTTCGCTGAGTTCCTGGCCACAGGCGGCGCGAAGAACTTCGACAGCCGCGAAGATTTCGCGGCGTTCCTGACGAAGTACACACGTCAGGTCGCTGCCGATGACCCGGACATCCAGCAGCAGATCAAGGAGCAGTCCGCTGCGACGCTGGTGGATTTCCTGCAACACAACCGCGAAGCTGGTTACCGACCAGTGACCTTGTCACCAGCGGCTACCGGCCCGTGGGGACCAGCGAACAGGGCGCAGGTCTACAACAAGTTCGCTCCCGGTGCGTCGCTGGACGACACGTACGGGCGTGACCCGGCGCGGTTCTTCCGCGCCGTGTGGCACAACTCCACGCCGACCCGTGAGATCTTCGACGACCGGATCAACATCAAGAACGCGTTCTCCTCGGACGTGCCGTCTGAGGGTGGCTTCCTGATCCCGGAGATTCTCCGCGCGGACCTGCTGCGGGTGGCTCTGGAAACCGCGATCGTCCGGTCGCGGGCACGGGTGGTGCCGATGGCGTCGCTCAGGCTGCCGTACCCGGCGATCGACGATGTGACCCACGTTAGTTCGGTGTACGGCGGCATCGTCGGCTACTGGACAGAGGAAGGCGCGCCGCTCACCGACAGCTCTCCTGCGTTCGGCCGGATCATCTTGGACGCGAAGAAGCTCACGGCGTACACCAGCGTGCCGAACGAGCTGATCCAAGACTCGATCGTCAGCCTCAACCAGTTCATGTCCGAGATCTTCCCCGAGGCCCTGGCCTGGTACGAGGACGACGGGTTCCTCAACGGCACTGGGAACGGAAGCCCGCTCGGCGTGCTGAACGGCACCGCCGCGATCACGGTGCCACGCAACACCCTCAACCAAGTGCTGTTCGCCGACATCGTCAACATGTACCCGCGGATGCTGCCCGCCAGCCTGAACCGGGCAGTATGGCTGATCAGCCCGCAGGTCATCGCGCAGCTCCTCCAGCTTGTGCTCGTGTCCGGTTCGACTCCGGTCGCTCCGCCGCTGTGGCTGACCGGCTTCAACGCGCAAACCGGCCCGCAGTGGCAGCTTCTCGGCCAGCCGGTGATCGTGTCGGAGAAGATCCCGGCGCTCGGCTCAGCTGGCGACGTCGCGTTCGTCGACTTCGGCTACTACCTGATCGGTGACAGGCAGCAGATGACCGCCGCGAGTTCGCCGCACATCAAGTTCAACCAGGACATGACCGCGTTCCGGTTCGTGGAGCGTGTCGACGGCCAGCCGTGGCTCCGGTCAGCGATCACCCCCCGCAACGGCGGCAGCACCCTGTCCCCGATCGTGTTGCTGAAGGCCACGACCACCTGAGTAGGAGATCCCGCCGTGGGTTACATGGAAGCACTCGGCAGGCTGTACGACCTGTCGACCGGAGTAGCCATTCAGGACGCGCACACGTCCGCGATCACCGGGAAGCGCGTCAGCCTGAAGCACGCCACGTCAGTCAGCGTGGTCCTGATCAAGGCGGCTGGCACTGCCGGCGACGACCCGGTCCTGACATTCAGTTCCGCGTCGGCGGCTTCGGGTGGCTCGCTGACCACGTGGCCGAACCCGTCAACGACGGTGCCGGGCGCGACACCGCAGTACTACTACAAGAAGGCCGCCCCATCGCCCACAGGTGCCGAAACGTGGTCGAAGGTCGCAGCGGTCGCGTCGTCGGGTGTGATCACCTTGACCGGCGAGTCAACGAACGCCGGCATCTACGTCATCCCGATCAACCCGACCGACATCGTGACCGGTCAGGGTGGTTCAGCCGGCGGATTCCCCGACTACCTGGAAGTCGACATCGGTTCACTCGGCCACACCCAGTACGTGACGATTCTGTTCGCGCTCAACGACCTCCAGATTCAGGAAGACCCGACCCGGATGAGCAACAGCCAGACCTAGGCCGCTGACATGACCTGGGATTGCCCGTCTTGCGGGTGCCGCGGCATCGCCCAAAGCGTGCCGAGGTGCCCGCAAGACGGCTGCTCACGCACCCAGGGAGGTGACCGGCCATCAGCGAACCAGACCCGTCCGGATGGTGGAAACTCTGGTCCATCGGCCAGGAAGCGCTCCGCGAGTACGAGCTCACCGTCGCCGGAACCTACGTCATCGCCTGCCCTCGCGACGGCCAGCCCCTCGACAACGGACCCCCGCAGCAGCCCGTCATGAAGTTCTGCCGCTTCTGTGGTTGGCGTTTTCCACAGGATTGGACTCCGCCGAGTCACCTATAACTGAACAGCCCAGGCTAAGCCCCTCAGAAAGCGAAGGAGGCGAGCATGGCGCAGATGACCCCGGTGCAGCTTGAGTTGCTGCTGTCGGAATGCGTCACCATCGTCAGGCCCGGAGACGTGCTTGTCGTGCGCCGTCAGCACGTCTCCTGTCAGGACGCTGAGGACTTTGATCAGCGTGTCGCAGCGTGGAACACCGCCAACGGCACGGACCTGCGCGTTCTGCTGGTCGAAGGTGACTCGCTGGGGGTCGTGGCCGATGGCGTGTAGCTTTCCGCTGGATTCCCGCATGATGGCGGCTGCGTCCCCATGATCACCCAGCCTGTTCTGTGCACCCGCGAGGAAGTCATCGCGGCACTCGACTTCGCCACACCATGGCGGATCGCGCAAGCCGACCGCGCTGTTATCGGCGCCGCTGGCGCGGTGCACGGGCTGTGCAAGCGGAAGTTCTACCCCACTGACGCCACCCGGTACTTTGACTGGCCGAACTACCAGTTCACGTACCCGTGGAAGATCTACCTTGACGAGAACGAGCTAGCCGGCCCCGCCACGCAGGTCATCACCGGCACGAACCAGCCCACGCCCACCGTTATCCCGATTAGCGCGGTGAACTTCGAGCCGGTCAACTACGGACCCCCCTATTCGTGGATCGAGTTGCGACGCGACCAGAGCGTCAGCTTCGGCGCGAACACCACCCCCCAGCGTGATACGGCGATCACGGGTCCGTTCGGGTACTGGCTGGAAACTGACACCGCCGGGCAGCTAGCCGCACCGATCACCACCACGAGCCAGGCGCAAATCCAGGTGACGGACGGATCGATGCTGACCGGGTTGTGCGTCGGTGATATCGCGCTGACCGGCGCCGAACGGCTGATCATCTCAGACAAGCTGCCGCTCGACACCGCTGACACGGTCAGCGGTTCGGGTTGCACGACACTGTCGTTCACCGACAACCAGCTCACCCCGTCCGGTGGCACGTTCCTTCCAGGTGAGGTGCTCTTGGTTGACTCCGAGCAGATGCTCGTGGAGTACGTGCTAGGTTCCGTCGTGGTCGTGAAGCGGGGATGGGCTGCGACCGCGCTGGCGACCCATGTGACCGGTTCGAAGATCTACGCGTACCGGTTGTGCAACGTGACCCGCGGGGATCTCGGCACTGCCGCTGCGACGCATACCAGCGGAACGGCGCTGGCCAAGTACCGGATACCTGCCTTGGCGCGGCAGCTCGCGGTCGCGGAGGCGCTGAACACGTTGCAGCAGGAAACCGCCGGGTACGCGCGGAAGGTGCCGAGCACGGACACGTTGTACGAGGCTGGTGCCGGGCCGCGCGGCGTGCGGGGCAAGGACTGGTCGGCGGATGGTTTGAGTGACCTGCGGCTGCGGTGCTACACCGAGCTTGGCCGCAAGGCGAGACAGAGGACGATGTGAAGCGGCTAGCGTGGTGGAGGCGCGTCAGTTGCGGTGCGGTGAGCATCGGGCTGCGGTGGCTGTTCCTGTCGGACACCGAAGCTGAGTTGCGGGAATGGTGGCTGGTGGTGCGTCGTGGACGTTAACGTGTCTGGCCCGTTGCTCGACGGCACCGCATCAGCCATCGCCGCGCAGATGATCGCGGACGTGACCGAGCGGATCACCCGCGTCGGCCATGACATGGTGTACTCGTTCTCCGCAGAGTTCTACGCTCACCCGACGTGGCGGTGGGAGTCCGAGCTTGGCTACGTCGTCGACTACACCCACGGCCGGGTGTACGACACGGTGATCTACACGGCGTGGCTGGAAGGTGTTGGTTCGAGGAACGCTACGACCCGGTTCAAGGGTTACCACATGTGGCAGCAGTCCGCGGTGTGGTTGCAGCAGTCGGCGGGTGAGATCGGTTCCGCTGTGGTGTCGTGGTGGCTGCCGAGGCTTGGCGGCACTGATCCGATGCGACCGATCCCGCAGCAGCCGAGGTACACGGGTGGCCGCCATCAGGATGTTGATCCTGGGTGGGTGCCGTGGGAGCATTCGAGGTTCGACCGTGACTAGGGGGCCGTTCCTGGGACCGCCACGGGACTCATCCGAGAACTGGATCTGCGGCTACCAGTTCACGCCATCGCCATTCCACTGCAACGAGGCCGCTACATGGCACGGGTTCGTCCTAGACGGTCCTTGCGGGAAAATCACCGCGATGATGTGGAGTTGCGATGCTCACCGTCCGCAGATGGCGCTGACGACTGACTTCATGCACCCGCAGCAGCATCCGTGCGGCATCCCCGGTAGCCGGTTCCGGTGGCCTGAGAACGAGTGCTACACAGACTGGGACGAGTCCGAGCTGACTGAGTTCGCGGATTCTGGGGTGGTGAACGCACGGTGACTGAAACCATGCGCGGGCGACGCGTCGCCACCGTTGACGAGGTCACTCAGCCCGGAGATTACTGCGGTCCTGTGCGCGGCTACACGGGTCACAAAGAAGCGTGCTTCTTCATCGTCCCGAACGGGTCTCACCTGGCGCACGTCGCGTTCCCGCCGCACACCTACCGCGAATGTGCAGACGGGTCGCTTGAGATCCGCGCCAGCATCCTGTGCTACGCCACCAGCAGCGAACCGGAATGGCATGGCTACCTTGATGAGGGCCACGTCTGGCGGTGGGACTGATGACCTTCGACGCCACGGCGGTGCAGACCC